GCCTACCTTGCCTTCCCAATAGCCGTCGTACAGATTGCGCTGCGGTAGGGCAAACTCATACGCCTCATCATACAGATCGCGGAAATCGTCCTTCTTCCGCATGGCGATGTCATGCCGTTTCAGCAACGCTTCTGGAGATAGTTTTGATTCAGCCATCATTCAACCCCCGTAAATTTTTTTAATTTCTCAACGAAATCAATTTGTTCTTTAGTTGCTTCCCCAGCAGATGAATCACCAGAAAATATTCTGGCCGCAATTGTTGCTTGCCTATCTTCTTGCGTTGCATCTTTGTATGTGTTTGAGTCTAAAAAATATTTTTGTTCTTCTGTTAATGCAAAATTTGGCTTTAATGAACTTTCATTTTTCATCAAAACTCTAACAGCCTCATTCATTGCAACTGCTCTTTTTTGAACATTATTTAACCCTGAGTATGGGTTAAGTATTACTTTGTTATCTTCTGTTGCCATGCCAGCAACAGTTGGATTTTTTTTAAAATAAGATAACTCGCTATCATAGGGATCTCTAATATTAACTCCCTTAATTATTTCAATATTTTCAGCCATTATGAACTCTTTTCTTTCTGGTATTTGCGTAGCAAACTTCTGCCTTTTGCAGCAAGCCTAGCCGCTGCATCTCTTGTTCTTGGTACTGGTTCTCCCCATGCGTTTGCGGCTAACGCCAATCTAGTTGGCTTACCGGCATCATTGATAAGAGGCCCACTTGGATTTGTATAGAACCTAGTAAGGAACGAACCCTTGCGCCGTGCGCTTTGTCCTGTTGGATTTGACTTCTTGACCCCTGGCTGCAAGTTCTTGCTCTGACCGGAGCGCTCAAACTTGCGCCTTCCGGCCTCGGTCAACCCGCCCTCTGGGTCTTTGTACTTGCTCATTCGTACCATTCAAGCTGCAAAGATGCAGCGTGTGCCGCTGTATCTACGTTAGTCAATCTGAATAAATAGTTTGTTAATGGTTTTAAGACATACTCAAGTGAACCAGCAGAACCACCACTAGACTTTTTACCAACACCGCCAGGAACAATTTGTACATCAATCTCAGTACCAACTGATGTTACTGTTGGATTTATAACCATAGCCACTTGACTGGGATTACTGACAGCATAATTGCGATTACGGTTGATTGACGTAAATGCAGTGCCACCAGTAGTAGATGCGCCTTCATATATGTACAACTCTGCATCACCTAAACACATTCCCTCAACAGTTAAATGCAGAACTACACCAGATGGAGATGCCAACACAATGTCAATGCTTGCATCGGCAGCTAATTTTGCTGAATCAGGTGCAATCTTGTAAGCATAAAAACCACGACCATCATGGTTGCGCTGATGGTTGACATCAACCATGATTGCTGGCGCATCAGCACCTACTAAAACCTGAGCGCCAGCATTGTTCTTTTGAGTTAATACAACATGCCGCGCATTGGTTGTATCTGACTCGCGAGTAACTGTGATGACAGCCATCAGTCCTCTTTCTTCTCATCGGAGATTGGCCCACCGACAAGCCACGCATCACAGGTGCGCGTGTCGGCGCACTTGAAGTGAAACAACTCACAGAAACCAAGGCCAGCAGACTCGATGACATCCTCGTCATACCCAGATTCATCTGCTGGATTCTCTGCTTCAATACCTTTTGTAATGCACTCCATCATCTGGCTAGTTATGATGAAGGCAGAACAATTACCGCAGCGCATGCCCTTGGCTTCAGCCTCGCTCGTATTCCAGATCACCGCCTTCCGTAGCCAGAACACCTGGTTGTTTTTCTCATCCAGCGGATTGGCTGGGCCGTAACCGACATTCTCAAACGCCCAGTTTCTGTTCTTGAGATTGGCAAGAACGTCATGCGTAGCAAGAGGACAAGAGTATTCCTCGTCCTCCATTTCGCTCTCAATCAGTGGGCGTGTAGCCATTACATCGCCTTCTTAGCCATTCCGGCTTCAGACATGGCAATTGCAACAGCTTGCTTCTGATTTGTTACCTTGCTACCGGCAGAAGATTTAAGTTTTCCCGTTTTGTATTCGCGCATAACTTTCTTGACCTTGGCTTGCATCTTGTTTTTAGATTCCATGATTGTCCTTACGGTTGCGCTTGGCCGGAACCAAGCGTTGTTTGCAAGCCAGTCTCTGGTGTCAGACGCGCCTCAGAGAGAAGAATCCTAGAACCACCACGCAGCCTTGCGCTACGACGGCCAGCAAGTCGCTCTGCTTCCAGTCGCTTCTCTTCTTCTGTTCGAGCGGCAAGCTTTGCGTTTTCTGCGCGTTGTTCAGCAAGTTGTTCCGCAACACCACTATTGTCTACGGCTTTAGATTCACCGCCGCCAAAAATAGAACTAACAAATCCACCCATGATTTACCTCGCCATTAAATAAAAGTCAGATTTATCTGGGCCGTAATTTTTCATCAACCCTTCAGTAACAAACCCAAGGCGATGCGCCCAACGTACAGCCCTTCTGTCATCCTTTCTAACAGTAATTTGCAAACGATGCAAGTGCAGGTATATCTCAAAGATATCGCACATCCGCAACGCACTTTTTGTCATAGCAATAGGCACTGATCGTATGCGGTCATCATTGATCATCCACATCTCGCCAACGCCGTCCCAGCACATCACGCAACCAAAGATGGATACCGGAACGCCATACAAAAATGTTGTAATTGCAACACCCAATTGGGCTTGGGCATTGATCATTGTTCTTACATTTACGCCTTTAGATAGCGCCAGTACTTCTTTCTGGTTTGTTTTTAATTTATCAAAATGTTCTGGCTGAAACGGGAGAAACACCATCCCAGGATGGTAGACCGCCTCGCGGTTTATCAGGTCAACTGGAAGCAAAGACATCGAAGTCAGTCTTTGCCATTGAAGATCCAGGCGCTGCCATGCTGTAACTGGGCTTTCGCACCATCCGGTTGTACTCACCCCCGCCCAGCATCAAGTACCCGAACGAATCGCCTATGTGCGAGTGTTCATTCTTGTTTGGCGCGTCTTTAAACCGCTCTTGCCCAGCACCAACCGCTATCCTTTTGAAGTGATAGCCACCAGACAGGGATTTCCGCAGTAACTTGCATGATTTATTTATAATTAGTCCTGGCTTGCCACTAATTAGACGTTGCATTGGCGCAGCCGCAGCCTCTCGCCTAACCTTAAAGTCGTTGCTTGCAGTGGGTTGCGCCTTTAACCCTAGCGTTCTCAGGTGATCAAAGGCAGTTACCTCATAGATGGCATCCCTTGCCATGCCGGCCGGATCGCCCCAGATCATCAACTCATATTTAGGATAGCGTTGGTTCATATCGGCCAGCAGTTGCTGACCAAAGCGCTCCAATCCCATGTCAAAGGTAACGATCTCATGCAATATGATCCACCGACCATTGGGTAAGCGCTGCCCAATCGTTGCCGCTGGGGTCAATCCGAAGTCCAACCCTATCTGGATGGGTATGCCTGGCTCTACTTCCACATCACCAGACATACTACCGTCCTCATATTCAGGCCAGACTGGCCGTCCCTCTTGGACATAGGTATATTCTCCACCCGCATAGCACCTAATCCAGTCTAAGTTCTTGCCCCCAAGCATCTGTAAGTAGTAACCCGCTGGCAGGTTATTAACATTCTCGGCTTTAGTATTAATCTTCCACCATTTACCGGCAGAAAAAATATGGTCATTGGCCTCGGGCATCTCCGGCAGATCATCTGAATTGACGGGTACTACGCCACCAGGCTGTCGAAAGAACTTCCATGCAAACTGCCCTGTCAGTTTCTCAGTCTCAGCAAGCTTGAACCACCAGTGATCATCATCCATTGGGTTGGTATCCATCCAGATACCGGACCAGCTGGCGCCACCATCGCGCTTTGTCGGATAGCGGCCAACACGGTGTGTCAATCCATCAATCACCGCCTTGGGTAACTCCCTTGCCTCATTCACCCAGGCGCCGGTCAACTCCAGCGACAGCAACTTACGCACATCTTTAGGTTGGTCAAGCGCAAGAAAGATAACCTCACAATCAATCCCCGCAGCCTCACCCCGTGCCGGCAGTCTAATGTGATGCGTAATGGGCGGCGTGTAATGCAGGGGGCCAAAGGTAGCCTCGGGGAATAGATCTATCCATGTCTTCAGGGTTGTTGTACGCAACATAGGGTAGCTGTTACGCACAATTGCCCACCTGGTGTACCTGATGCCGTCAATGGGAGAGGGCTTTTGGCGCACGGCTCTCATCATAATCTCAGCAGCACAGGCATAACTCTTACCCGACCCCACCGGCCCCATCATCCCACGGACAAAGGCATTGCTTTGCAAGAAGTCCCACACGACCGGAGAGCGCCGGAAGTCCAAGTTAAGCCCTGTCCCGCCGACTGACTTCTCAGACTTATTTGCTATCTTAGCCATTTGTGCTTTCCAGATCAGTAACGTCAGGCGCTTGTAAGGTGATGCCAATTACAGACGGACGCTCTTCATCATTGTTGTTATCCAACAGACCAGATGCCTTTGCCAGCAACCGCAACACCCCGACTTTGTCAAACAACTCGATATCGAGCGTCCTCTGCACCTCACCATTCTTATCCGTGCGCTCATTCACCTTAATGCTTTTAATCGCATGTAGCGCATGTTCTGGTATCTGATCCGAGGGTTTGACCTTGATATTGCCCTGCTCATCCCACGACATGATATCGGTGAGTTTAGTATTAGCCATGCTGAGCAGAGCAAAACTAATGGCCTCCCTGTTCTGTATTAGCGTCTCTGAGCGCTTTAGCCGGTACTGAACAGAGCGAACACCACCCCATCCTTCCAGGCTAGGCAGTATCTTGGCTGGCTTTACCAAGGGATATCATTCTTTAAATCAGGCTGGGGCTGGCTAACGGGCTGGCTAGGCGCATAGCTAGTTGTCATTTGTTTAGGCTGTTTAGGCTTACCAATCTTCACCGCAAACCACGGATCACCCGCCTTGGTTGTACCTGGCTTCACATCCAAATAATACAATGTGCCATCAGGCAACATAATCTCACCCCGATACGGCGCATGCCAATCCTCGGTCTTATCTTTATTCTTAAACGCCGTCCCCTGACCCGCCCTCATTTCATATGCCATGTCCG